AAAAAAGCACATTGAGAATATAAATCGAGAGGAGATTTCGTAACGGGCGATCCTGTTAGAATTCTACGATACTTTGCAAAATCCCTAAGTTTTAAAATACTTTTAGTTCTCTTGGCTGTCGGATTTTTGATTGTCGTAGACTCATCAATTCCTATCAAAGATTGCCCAACTGTATTGTTCAAAAATTTCTCAGCGAAGTCAACACCTTTACTTGTTTGAAAGGCCTCTACATTCATAATAAATATCTTTAATTTGCCATCGTTTTCTGATAAACTATCTAACTCCCTCATTTTTGTTTGAGTTAAATTAGCTTCCCATAAAACCGTTGTATGTTCAATATGTTCCGGCAAGTGAACAGGTACTTCTATTTCATACCAATTTCGATACACACCTTTGGGTGCGACAATAAGTGCCTTTTTTATTTCGCCTTTATCATACAATACGGCGATGTTATCAATTAATACTTTTGACTTACCGGTACCCATTTCCATAAATAAAGCAAATGTTTCTTTGTCCCAGCAAGAACGCAAAGCTTTAAGCTGATGCTCATATGGCTTTGTCTTAAATTTATAATGCTCAATCATAGTAAATTCTTTCTTGACAAAAATATAAACTTAACTATTTTATTTGTCAAGAAGGAAGAAAAAATGAAGAATAAAATATTTGAACTCTACAAAGACAAAAGCTTACAAGAGTTTTTAAAATTTAAAGAAGAAAACCCTGAAGAGACTTTTGTATATGTTCTTCAGCATCCCCCGGAAAATATTAATATTTTATCGGCTTCTAACTTTGGCTATTTAGTTATCTGTTTACCGCAGCTATCTCAAATAGTTTTTAGTACAGGTCCTTTTGTTTTTAAAATGAGAAAAAACTTACAGGACTTTCGTGCCCAGGATTATATTCTGTGCACCGGTGATCCCGCTGTCATTGGCTTATCCACAGCTATTGTGAGCGATATTACCACAGGTAGATTTAATCTCTTGAAATGGGATAAAAGAGAGTTTAAATATTACCCATTAAGTATTGACTTATACAAGAAAGGATAAAGTAATGAGCAATCTAATCGCTGAAATGGAACAAGACCAAGAAGGTTTTGCTTCTAAATCAGATAACATTAATCAACTAGCATCGAAGTGCCAAGAAATGTTGGACTTAGATGATCAGATAGCAGTACAGGAAAAATACCTCAAGGAACTACAACAACGAAGAGATGTTATTAGTTCAGAAGTAATTCCTAGTTTGTTATCAGAACAAGGTTTAGCGTCATTGAAACTCCTAGACGGAAGTACTGTGGAAGTTTCTAAGAAGTACAGCTGCACCATGAAAGCAGATCCTGTTCTTAAAGAAAAGGCGCACAACTGGCTTCGCGAGAATGACTTAGGTGACATTATTAAAAACAATGTTGCTGTGAGTTTCGGCACTGGCGAGGATAACAAGGCTGAAGAATTTTTTAGCCTTGCCGCTCAAAGTGGTTACGAGCCCGAACAATCTCAAAAGGTTGAACCGTCCACTTTAAGAGCGCTATTCAGAGAGCGTGTTCAAAACGGGTTGGACATGCCCTCTGATGTCTTTAATTTATTTATTAAAGACGAAACGAAAATAACCCGTAAAAAATAAAGGAACGATAAACATGAACAAAGAAACGAGAACCGCGAATAGCGTAGACGTAAAAAAAGAAAGCCTACCGGCAATAAGCATGTTCGAAGAAGATGCTCATAAAGGTATGGAACAAATGGGAGGAGACGATTTTGCTCTTCCTTTCATTAGAATCTTGGGTGACTTATCTCCACAAGTAAAGAAATCGAAAGCGGAATACATTGAAGGTGCAAGACCTGGAATGTTATTTAACACCGTCTCGAAAAAACTTTACGACGGAGAGAAGGGTATCAAGGTAGTACCTTGTTATTACAAAAGAGAATATGTGGAATGGACAGATAGAGGTGAAGGCTCCGGCGCACCTGTAGCAGTTCATCCGGCAAACACCCCTCTTTTAGGCCAAGTGCAAAGAGATGCGATGTATAAAGATAGATTACCGAATGGTAACTATTTAGAAAACACTGCATCTTATTTTGTGATTGTCATCGGAGACGATGGAGCGGCAGAAACTGCTTTGATTACCATGAAGTCTACAGGATTAAAAACAAGTAGACAGTGGAACTCGATGATTAGCAGTATCAAGATGCAAGGGAAAAACGGATTATTCACGCCGTCTATGTTTAGCCATGTATATCATCTAACAACAGTCGAAAGGTCCAACAACAAAGGAACATGGAACACATGGTCCGTTGCGAAGATAGGTCCGGTCGAAGATAGAGGACTCTATCAGCAAGCAAAAGAATTTGCTGAAAGTGTTTCTAAAGGTGACGTGCAAGCAAAACATAATAATGAAGAAGAAGAATCAGAAGATAAAGTTCCCTTTTAGGGTTGCTCATGGTGGTGGGGTTTAAGGGCCCCACCACAACAAAATAGAGGTGGATATGCAAGAAAGATTTAAAGAAATATTTGAAGGTTTCAATGACGCTCACGGTTATACTTTTAAAACCGGGGAACGTGACAATCGCGGAAAAGAAAAAGTTAAATCCGGATTTGAAAGAAAAAAAGTTACTGATGAACTATGGCAACGTCATTTAGACGGTGAACTGCCAGCTCTAGGAATTATTCCTATTAATGAAAATAATCAATGTAAGTGGGGCTGTATTGATATTGATATCTATAACCTCGACCACAAAAAACTAATTCAACAGGTTCGCAAGAACAATCTGCCCCTATGTGTGTTCCGTTCGAAATCGGGCGGAGCACATGTCTTTTTATTTGTAAAAGAATTTGTTTCCGCAAAGTTAATGCGATTGAAACTCAAAGAGATTGCCAACCTCCTAGGTTATCATGATTCGGAAATCTTTCCGAAACAAGACGAGGTCTTGGTAAAAGAGGGACACCTCGGCAGCTTTTTAAACTTGCCTTATCATGGCGGCACTAAGAGTCTCCGTTATGCCTTAAATGATAATGCTGATCCATTAGAATTAGATGAGTTTCTAGGCATCTATGATCAATATGCGCTGACCGAGGTTGCTCTCGATGAATTAAAAATTAACAAACCCAAACTCAAAGAAGCTTTTGTTGATGGGCCTCCTTGCTTAAATAAACTAGCAGAAAGTGGATTTGGTGAGGGAAGTCGTAACAATGCTTTATTTAATATCGGAGTTTTCTATAAGAAAATGGATCCGGATAATTGGAAAGATTTATTAGAAGAAGCAAATCAAAATTATATGAATCCTCAACTCAAAGCTGCGGAAGTTTTGAATGTTATTAAGTCTTTAGATAGAAAAGATTATGATAAGTATCGATGTAAAGATGCACCGATTAACTCCGTTTGTAATGCGAGTTTATGTAAAACAAAAAAGTATGGTGTCGGTTTTGAAGAAGAGTCTTTACCGGAACTGAGAAATTTAACCAAGATGACTTCAACACCACCGGAATGGTTTTTAGAAGTCGACGGAAAAGTTATCAAATTAAAATCAGAAGAATTACATAGTCCTAATATGTTTGCTTTGTGTTGTCTTGACCAAGCTAATTTAGTGGTGCCGAATGTGGCACCACGAGATTGGCGACAAGTAATATTGAAAGAACTATTAGAGAACTTACAAGAAATCAAACCGTTAGAGTCTCTCAATCAAGATAATCAATTAGAAAATTTATTGTATGACTTTACCGTGAATAGAGCTCAAGCAAGAGTGAAAGAAGATATGTTGAATAAAATGTCGTGGACCGAGGAAGACCATAGTCATTTTAGACTCGAAGACTTTTATAACTTTGCAAGAAGAAACAATTGGGAATTAGATAAAACCAAAACAGGTAATTTATTAAAACAATCTGAATTGTTTGTTGAAGAAGTTCGAATGACTTTAAAAAATCAAACACCAAGAATAATAAAAATTAAAGCAATGAAGAAAACAGAGCCTAGTATATCGGAGGTAAAATATGAACAAGACTATTATTAGGTGCATGGATTGTGGTAAGAAATATTCTCGGTCAATGATTATGACGATTGAAAATGTTTTACAACCAGGAAGAAAAACAAAAGCCCACGAACACTATTGTATCAAATGTTATAACAAGGAGCACTATGAAGACGATCATACTGGGACCACCGGGAACAGGTAAGACAACTACTTTATTAAACCTGGTGGATCAATTTATCCAACAAGGTGTTCGACCCAAAAAGATTGGGTATTTTTCTTTTACCAAAAAAGCTGCGCAAGAAGCAAAGACTCGAGCAGAATTAAAATTTAATTTAAATCCCGACTCGGATTTAATTCATTTTAGAACACTTCATTCTTTAGCTTTCAAATTAGTCGGGGCTAGTCGTGAAAGAATGATGAGTGTAGCAGACTATCGAGACTTTGGAGAAAAGTGTGGTATTCCTATTAAAGTAGCGGCGTATTCTGATGATGACGGTATCTTTAATTCCGATAATGAATACTTAAAAACCATTGAAAAAGCTAGAGTTAAAGGCATTTCTGTACTCGAACAATATGATTTGAATGAGCATCTTTTAGATATGGAACGCGA